ATTTAGGACGCTCGGGTCAAAAAAAATATCTACTGGATCTTTTAAATTTAGAAATTCAGTAATCTTAACAACCTCCTCCAGTGTAAATTGATTTCTCCCATTTAACTTCGCATTTAAAGACTGTGCTGTAATACCAAGATGTTCAGACAATTTAGCCTGTGAAATATGTGCTTCTGTCATCTTTCCCTTTAGTTTATCAAATGACATTTTTCTCACTTCCTTTCGTTGCATATTTGGGATATTTATATCCTACATCAACTGTAATACGTTGTCAACCCATATATGCAACATTTCTTTAACGTTTTTTAAATATATGTTGCAAATATGAAAAAATAGTTTATAATGGCATTATACGGAGGTAGCAATATGAGCGAAAAAGAAATAAGTGAAAAAATGCAAGATATAATGAAACGAATGAAAACCAGACGCGAAGAGCTTAATATGTCATATCAGACTTTATCCGAAAAAGTTGGCATCAGTAAATCTACGCTTCAAAGATACGAAACTGGATATATAAAAAACATGCCTGTAGACAAATTAGAAGAAATTGCTGACGCACTTAGCGTATCGCCAGCTTATCTGATGGGATGGGAAAGCTCCAAGCCTATTACTATGGCAGCTCATCTCGATGGCAAAGATTTCACCAAAGAACAATGGAGCCGTATAGAATCTTTTGCCAAATTTGTAAAACAGGAAGATACAAAGCAAATCCCATAAACAGAACAGCTCTTATGCTGCACTTAATGCTGGGAGGGATAAAGTTTGAATAAATTAGAACACTTAGAACAAGAAGCCTTTGATAGTAATGTGAAGATTCATGATTACTATCTTGGTGAAGATAATTTAAAAGGATTTTACATCAATGGAAATATTGCTATCAATACATCTGTTGGCACTACCGCAGAAAAATCCTGTGTTCTTGCTGAAGAACTCGGACACCACTACACTTCCGTTGGCAATATTCTTGACTTGACATCTGCTGCCAACCGAAAACAGGAACGTCAGGCAAGGCTCTGGGCATACAACAAGCAGATCGGTCTGATCGGACTGGTGCGAGCCTTTGAGCATGGCTGCCAGAACCGGTTTGAAATCGCTGAATACCTGGAAGTGACAGAAGAATTTCTGGAAGAATGTATTGAATGTTACCGGAATAAGTACGGGATCTGTAAACGGGTTGATAATTATGTGGTGTATTTTATACCGCAGTTGTCGGTGATGAAATTGGTATAACCGCATATGCGATTATATAGAAACACTTTTTATGAGGAGGAAAATTATGAAAAAGAAACTTGTAGCATTGATTCTGATCGGAAGCATGGCACTGTCGTTTACAGCCTGTGGCAATAGCTCCGATTCATCAAAAGGAACAAAAGAATCATCCAAGAAGACAGAAGCATCTGCCGAAACTCCAAAAGAGGAAGCAAAGGAAGAAGTCAAAGAACCTGTCGTGCTGACTGGAAAATGGGAATATAAAGACGATGACGGTACTTGGATGCAGGCAGATATTACTGAGGATACCATCACAATAAACTGGATTATGGATGAGGGGAATACAACTGCTGTTTACTGGGTTGGAACCTATACTGCTCCTACAGAATATTCTGAAGAATATACTTGGACATCTACCAGAGACAAAGAAGCAACCGATTCCGCTCTTCTCGCCTCTCTGGACGATACAAAAGAGTTTTCTTATTCCGATTCAAGCAAGCAGATTACCTATCAGGTAACAGTTTCTGGAATAACAAAAACTATAACCCTTGAGCAGACAGAATAAATAAAAGAACCGCTCCTGCGCCAACAGGAACGGTCGAGCGATGAAACATACACCAATATGTTTCTCTATTAAGTACTCCGAAGAGATACCCAATTTCTAAATAATATTGTATCATCTTCGGAGCAGCCACGCAAGAGAACTAATCGTAACTATATAAACAATTACATTTTTGTTTCCAAAAGAAATGAGGTGAATATATGGGACGTAATTTAACAAAAGAAGAGCTTAAACGACATAAAGAAAAGGCTTTGGCAAAAATGGAACACTATATCGACTCTTTGATCAATAGTCCAGATTCTAAAACCAGTGGAAAAGCTGACAAATTAAGTTATTGGCTTGAAGATTGGTCTACTTTTCTCGATTTTGAATCTCGTTTTTCCCCATCCAGTTTAAGAAGATACAAACGAGGTGAAATCATAAAAGTCCATCTTGGTTATAATATTGGTAGCGAAGAAGGTGGGTTGCACTATTGCGTTGTTGTCGAAAAAAAAAATTCAAAGAACTCCCCTGTAATAACTGTTGTTCCGCTTACCTCTGTTAAGAAGAAATCTGATGTAGATCATCTTCATAAAGGTTGTATCTATTTAGGTAACGAACTATACACAGGGTTAGTTTCCAAAATTACTTATATTCAAAGACCTCTGGAAAAGAAAGTCTTTGACCTCAAGAAAGAAGTTGACGCCACTTACAAAACTCATCCAGAAGACATGCATAAATTCCAAAAGGATTTAGAGGATTGTGCAAGGGATTTATTGTTATTAAAAAGAATGAGAAACGAAATCAATAAAGCAAAACTTGGTAGTATTGCTTTAGTTGGACAAATCACAACCATCAGCAAAATACGAATTTATGATCCGAAAACTAATTTCGATATTTTAAGCAATGTAAAGCTTTCCAACGAAAAGCTTGATCGCATAGATCAGGAAATTATTTCTAACTTTACAAATAGAAAAATTTAAAAATCAACATATTTTATTGACATTTTCATATAATGAGGTATATAATAAATAAGCTAAAACAAAGCCGTTAACCGGCAGTATACAAGACAATGCTCCCAGTCATCTGGCGAGCCGTATTTATTGAAAGACCTCGTAGAAATGCGAGGTCTTTTACGTTATATAAACATTTTTTCAAAATAAAACCGCTCCTGCGCCAACAGGAACGGCTCAAGACTAATGCCCCGAAGGATACACCAGTACGTTCAAAATATAGTGTATCATCTTCGGGCAGCCACCGCAAGCAGAACTCATGTTCTTCTGCTGGCTGTTATTTTTATACTCATTTTTACGTATATTGAAGAGAAAGGTGATATAATATGCCAAGTAAAATTGAACGCTGCGCCATTTACATCCGTGTGTCTACTGCAGAACAGATGATGCACGGTAAATCCCTGGAAGCACAAAAACAGTACCTGACCAATTACGCCAAAGAACATAATATGACCGTTGCTGGAGTTTATGCTGACGAGGGTAAAACTGCCCGTAAAGAATTAAAAAAGAGAAAAGCTATCCATTCCCTGCTTGAGGACGTAAAAGCCGGAAAAATTGATGTGATCATCTTCTGGCGGATTGATAGATGGTTTCGTAACCTGTCTGATTTTTACAAGGTACAGGAAGTCTTGGACGATAATAACGTCCATTGGATCAGCACCAGTGAACCCGGAATCAATATGGAAACCAGAGACGGTCGACTGCAGCTGAATGTAGTTCTATCTATCGGTCAGAATGAGGTCGATACCACTAGCGAACGTATCAAATTCGTAAACGAAGCATCTATCCGGCAGGGAAAACTGATCTTCGGTGATGTGAATATGGGGTACGGCTACAAATCTGGAATCATTGGCGGCGTAAAACGCATGGTAAAAGATCCTGATCGAGAAGATGCCGTAAATGCTTTTTATCGTTTTTTCTTTAAGCACCATGCAAAAGGACTTTCCATGCGCTATATTCAGGAAAATTACGATCCGGATTTTACATGGGCGAATATGCGAACACTGCTGTCAAGTGAATTTTACAAAGGAACCTATCGCGGAATTCCATACTGTCCTGCTTACCTGACAGAATCCGAATGGAATAATCTGCAGGAAATACAGAACGCAAATGTTAAGCGTGCTCCTTCTGGCCGGATTTATCTTTTCAGTGGCATGATAAATTGTCCGATCTGTGGACGCAGGCTTAGCGCAAGAGGCGGTTCATCCATTATCAACAGGAAAACCGGTGCCAAAAAAGTATACTGCTATTACCGATGCAACAAAGCTTTTATTGATCACAAATGTACATACAAGCACATGGTAAGTCAAAATCTCATAGAACAATACCTGATTGATCATCTGGAATACGAATACAATAAATTTAAAATAAAATGTGAAAAAATTGAAAAGGAACAAGAAAAAAAGAAGAAAATTCAGACTCCTGAAAAGCTCCAGAAAGAATTAGAACGATTAAATCTTCTCTTCCAGAAAGGAAGAATCGAATGGGATTATTACAGCAAAGAATATGATCGGATTGAAAACGAACTGAATGAATTGTTAAATGCGGCTCCGGAATTAGAACCTGATTATGCTTATCTGGAAGAGCTGCTGAATACAGACTTTAGAACAATGTACTACAATTTAACCCAAGAAAACCGCAGAGCCTTCTGGCATTCTATTATCCGGGAGATTCACCTGAATACTGATCATACCGTTGACTCTGTTGATTTCTTATAGCGTCTTGTACTAACTGGTTGACTCCGTTTCCTGTTCCAAGCACAAGACTATACCACACTTCTGGAAGAAAGCTATTCATCAAACCTACTGAAATCTCCTGGCAGATCCTGTGCAACCTATCCCTTTTCCCACAAAAAAACTGGTATGAAAGACTCCTTGTTCTCTCATACCAGCTATCTATT